GATTAGTCTCAGGTGTAGATACATCACCAGCTATAAGAAAAGTAAGACCATCTAATACTTTATTCTTAATACTAGGTGGTACAAAACCCATATCTCTAAATGCTTGATACTTCTCTCCTTCACTTAAAGACATAAAGTCTTTGCTTCTAAATAAAGCTTGTTCTAGTTCATTATCAGTAAAAGTCTTTACATTACCTTGAAGGTCAGTATATGTCTTAACAATACGTTTTCTATTAGTTACTGAGTCATCAATACGACCATTAATACCTTCAGCTTTGTTAGATACTACTAACCTTGTCTTAACTTGTTTATCTCTTCTTGCTCTTATAGTAGCACTATTCTTAGCTCTTTCTGCTGTGTCCATGACATTGATTGGTTTACCATCTTTTGTCTTCATGGTATTTAGAGCATCATATAATTTATTATCAGCATTGTCAACTGACATATCTAATAGTAAATCATGAGCAACATTTACTGCTCTTTTATAATCAGGTTTACCATTAGGTAAAGGATTAGCTATTGCAAAATCATCAATCATCTTTTGAATAGTAGGTATTGTATTCTTTTCATCAGCTGTTAATGCTAATGTTATCGTATCCTTAAAAGAGTTATTTAATTTGTTATTATTATATTGTGTTTTACCTGCATTAAAATCTGCTATAGTTTTAACATTATACTCTTGAAACTGTAACTTCATAGTTTCTTTTAAAAGAGGGTCAGTCTCAGGAGATAAAGAATCTAAATAATCATCTTGATATTTTGTAATCTTAGCTAAAACATCTTCTGTTTTCATCTCATGCCAAGTATCTGCATTATCTTTATAGTCTTGATTAATCTTTAGATGCATCTCATAAGATTTTAATTCAGCTTGCTTGTACTTAGATTTTAAACGGAAGCTTTCTATTTCTCTTTCACGTTTAAGCTTAGTCTCTAATTGTTTATCTGCTACTGCTTTTACAGCTGGAGTAATAGCTGATACAAATTCAGTTAAAGCTGAGGGTTGTGATTGAATTTCAGCAGGACGTACATAAGTTTCTACTGGTCTTGCTGTAGGTGCAGTAGAAATACCACTAATATCTAACCTACTAACTGGAGTTCTTTTAGCCATTTAAACCTCTTAAGTTAATATTGAGAATGAATTACTCTGTGGAAATATAGATGTACTATCACCTGTTAAACCTTTACTAGACAAAGCTGCAACATTCTTATCACCTACTAAATCAAGTCCAAATAATTTACCATCACCATATTGTATATCCATAGCTGCAGCATTAGCAGCAGCACCTACAACAGCACCTATTAGACTAGGTGGTTGACCTTGTTGTAGAGAGTTAATACGATTCATCGCCTCTGCATTAAGACCTGCTTTTTCTAATTCAACTTGTGTGAGAAGGTTATCAATAGTAGAGTCATACTTAGAAATACCTCTAAGCTTTCTAGCTTCTGTTAAGTCTGTAATCTGTTTAGCAGTTCTACCTGCTCCAACACCTGCTTCTCCTGCAGCTACTTTCTGTCGTTCTTTTGTCTCTAGAGCTTTGATAGCCAAAGCCATCTTATCTTCTGCTACTGCTTCTGACTCTTGTATAGCTCTTTTATTTAATGCTTGAATCTTTAAGTCACGTGCAGCAACTGCAGCAATTCTGTTAGCTTCATATCTTGCTTGTTGTTCTCTAGCTTGTCTTTGTTTTTCAAGAAAACCTAAAGCTGATTGCCCAATACTGAGCATGGTCATTGGTTCCATTTTATATCCTCACAAATTCTAAGAAGGGTTTATCACCTTCACCATATTTATCATGCTTTTTAATAAAAGTAAAACCTAAAAACTTTAACCATTTTATAGATAAAGTGTAGTCTGCATCAACTGCATTAGTTAAAATAGCATATTTTTTATTTAATTGTTGTGTTACTTTTTTAGACTGTCTTAAGAAAGGTAACCATACTTTCGTAATAGCAGGAGTACTAAGTAGCCATATACATCCAACCATGTCAGACTCTTTGGCAACTCCGTATATACCTGCTATCTCATCTGTGTCTTTTACTATAAATGTCCAACATTCTTCTGATATATCAAAACCTGTTTGTAAAGCTTCTTTAGTACTACCATGAGAAGCTATTACTTCTTCTTTATCTTCAGGTCTAAGGTTATTAACCAAGTAATCTATATCTTCTTGAATACTTTGTCTGACATAAACTTGCATTAGAGTCTCCTAGAACGTAGTACAAAGAACCCTTCCCACTCAGCTGATTGAAATACACAAGGGAAGTGACTAGAACTTTTTAGTACTATGTCTGTTTCATTCCCATGTCCTAGTACTCCAAAACGATAAGTACCTGAGTCAATACCAGCTTGGTTTAAAATGTTAGTAGCAGCACCTACAATACGTCCTGTAAAGTTTCTAACATAAGGAGCACGTTTAGAGTGAGTCACTTCTGCTTGAAAGAAACCAGTATTACTATAGACAACTGCATAGTTTCTTATATGTAGTTTACCTGTCGTTATAGCTTTTTCAGCACTTTTAACAACTGGTTCAGAGAATTGATATTTAAACTCAAAAGGTATACCTGCATAGACTACTTCACTATTACCTAATTTACCTGCTACATCACTTAATTGTATAATCTTACCTGTCTGGTCTATATAAATAACACTAGCATCAGTATAAGGTATAGTAGTCAGTCCACTTGTTTCTAGTTTAACTCTTCTGTCTAAATGTATACTAAAGTTATTAGTTGTATAATTAGTAGCATCATCTACGGATAAGTTAATTCTTTCTAAGTATAAGTCATTGCCTCTTTTTATAAGTAAAGTTATATCAGCACGGTTAAATGATACACCTATAACATCACCACTAAATGTCCAACGTGACCAAGAAGCCTGTAGTTTTTCTCTACCTCTCCAGTAGTATCTATACACATAGAGAGCCTGTGGGTCATTATCTGTTTGTACAAGTATCATATCTTCGTTAGAAGAAGCTTCTATGTTTGTAACTTCACCATTTAGATACTCAGGTACATGTGCTGTAACCTCTGTAGCATCGTTAGTGTCTGTATCAGTATCTACAAAGTACTCCCATAAACCAGACCATGCTCCTCTCTTAGAAGCAAAGTAAACAAACTTACCTACTTGTGCTGGTTTAGCTCTTAGTGAAGCCTCAAACTCTGTAGTGTTAGCTATGTTAACAGTCTCAGGTGTTAGGATTGGGTCAGCAGTAAGTTTAAACTGTGTTAAATCTGAGAACAATAGTAAAGCTTCGTTAAAAGGTACAGCATGTTTAAGTATACTAACCTTGTTAGACGAGACTGCTACATCAATAGGGTCACTGTCTACTATAGTTAATACTGATTTACGAAAGAAGTCAAAGCTTGTAAATTCACCTGCTCTAGCAAAGATAACATTTTCATCAGCTAGTACACCTAGTCTATTACGATGGAAGAATATATCACTTAGAGTAAAACCTATGAAAGAAGGATAAGAGTTTGTGTTATCATCTCCTACAGTTCTCTCATCATATGTAACAGGGTCAAACTGGAAATCACCACTAACTAACTTAGTTAACTTGTGTGGCATAGTTGTAGCATCTAGCTCAGTAAGTATGTTAGGTTCTAATGTTTCTTTCCATACTTCTTCATCTGTAAACTTTACATAGTAATCATCTTGAGCTTTTTGATTATCACCTGATACTTTAATAGTATAATTAACTGGTGCTTCTACAGGTAGCTTCTTAAAGTCAGCTGTCTCATCTTTAAATACAAGTAGATGGTCTCCACCATGAGAGTCTCCTACTTCTACTTGGAAGTCTGTACTATCAGTAGATTGAATATGTAATACGTTACCATACTGTGTGACTGTTAAACCTGTTACAGCACTACCATCAGTTATATTCTCATAGTAAGTTGTACTAACAGCAGTACCAGAAAAAGTATTTAAGTTAGTAGCAATCAAATCTGTGGATGCACCACGTTCTGCATTCTGTGTTTCAGATGTAGTATCTTGTGTTGAAGACTTTGTGGCAAATTCTACAGTACTGCTACTACCACCCTTAGTTAACACTACACGATAAGTTGAGGAGTAGTCAGCTTGTTTAACATATACTAAAGCTTCTGGATTACGAGTAGGAGATGTAGCAGTTCCTTTAGCTACAACAGTGTTCTTGTTTACAATAAAAGTAGAGTCAGCAATAGAGACTGCTGCTAGTTCTTTGTTAGGGTCAGTTAAGCCACTTAAGTAAGAAGCAGCATTATTAGTTACGGTTTTAGATACACCATCTTTGTCAAACACCCTTATAGTACCTGCAGTATCTACTACCATAGAATAAAATTCATTCTCATCTCTACGAATAGTATGTATAAAAGCTTTATCTAAGTTAGAGATTGTACCTAAGTTAGCTATGTGTGAAGAACTAGGACGTTTAGATAATCCTGTTACAACATTAGACAAACCATTCTCTTGTAGTTCTGCTTGAGTACTAAGCCTTAAAGATGGTGGTTGTTGTGATACCCCATTTATAAGATTTGGGATAGATTGACTGATGAGTGCCATTAAAGTGTTCTCCGTCCCTGTCTGTCGATGATAGCATATGTGTCATAGTTGTCAAAGATATTATTATCTTCTGTGATTTGGTCAAATTCTTTTAGTTCTAATAACGCAGTTTGCTCATCTCTTAGTTGAAATTCATGTAATGTACCTGAACCTACTACTCTATCTTGGAAGACTCTAGTAGCACGTAGTATGATATATCTCTTAGCTACCTCAGGTAAGTCATCAAAGTCTAACTGTACTATAACATCTAAATATACATTAGTACCTATGTTAAACGTGTGGTTCTTTTTATCATACATCTTTAAACCACGTTGTACTAAGTCTGGACTCTGTGGTGCAAGTGTAGCATCTGCTCTTAATATATTAGCAGGTAGTATTATTTCACCACCTGTAGTCTGAGCAAAGCTTTTGTTTAATTCTTTGTTGAAGTGCCAACCCATAGATTGTACTTCTCTGTCTATTGTGTTTAATATTGTTTCAGCTATCTCTGCTTCTATTAGTCCAGATGATAGACTACTTACTGGTGCTTCTCCAATAGCAGATAACATTGTATTGACTGCATCTAGCTGTGTTGTTCCTGCCATTACATTCTCCTATGCTTTCCATTTAGTCTTGTTAGCCCAGTAAGCTGCAGATGTCTCACCTTTTGCAATATTCTTTCTATGTCTATCTTTAAAGGCTTTACGTTGTTTTGGGTTTTGGTTGGTCTTTGCACCCTGTTCCCCAAATCTAATCATCTTAGGTTTATCTCTACTACCTATCAATACAGCATGTGACTTTGTTCCATGAGAAGGAGTACGTTTAGGTATACGTAAACCACTAAAGGTTTCTCCCCTATACTCTATACTCATTTCTTTTTCTTTCCATACTTAGCCATTATAGCAGCTAC